TTCTGGTGTTTATCTTGGTTCTTCTACAAATGTTTCCAGTTCAGAAAGTCAAGATTGGATTGACCAACATAGTAAAATAGAAGAAGAGTTTCCAAATTGTAACTTTGTGTTTGTCGGTAAAGATATCGGTTATTCTGAGTTTGAAAAAATGTTACATAAATAGTAATATAATATAAAGGAAACTATGGCAGCATCAAACAAAGTACCAGACAATTTAAATTATCTTTCCAATATCAGTTTTCGATTAACGATGGAGGATGCACCACATCTTACTTGGTTTTGTCAATCAGTAAATGTGCCAGGCGTTTCTATCGAAGCAATTGATATGGTCACACCATTTGCAAATATACCATACGCTGGAAACAATGTTTCATTTGAAGAATTGTCCGTGACTTTCATAGTTGATGAACATCTAAAAAACTGGATTGAAATATATGATCGAATTATTGCATTGGGTCTTGCTGAAGGACAGGAAAAATACAGACTACTCAAAGCAAGTAATGACTTGACACCTAGAGGTGGAACAGTATCTACTATCGTTTTATCTATTCTAACAAGTGCAATGAATCCACAAATGGAATTTCATTTCTACGAAGCATTTCCTATATCAATATCTTCCTTAGATTTCAGTAGTTCTGCTACTGATGTGGAATATTTCACTGCTACTGCGGGTTTTCGTTATACTAACTATGAGATAAAGAATTTATTAAATAACTAAAATTATGGAACTTGAAAAAATTATGTCGATGTGGGAAGAAGATGCTCACATTGATGACAAAGACTTGGATAATGAGTCTCTAAACATACCCAATGTACACCAAAAATACCTAGACATCTACTCTAAAGAGAAAAAGAAAATGAGTGATCTTGAAACTCATTGGAAGGTTCTTTTTCAACAAAGATGGGAAGTGGTTATTTCCAAGAACGGAAAAGCACCAGACCACAACATCAGAATATCCAAGACAGAGTTAGAACGACATTATGTTGCAGCAGATAGTGTTCTTCAAAAAGCAGAATATATTATGAATGAACAAAAGAGTAAAGTTGAATATTTGAAATCAGTTCTTTCGATGATTGAGAACAGAAGTTTCCATATCAACAATGCTATCAATTGGAGGAAATTTGTAGCAGGTCTTGGATGACCACACAAATATTGATGGAAAAGGATACTGAGGTATTCGTTAGACTTATTTGTGAGCCTCATGTGAAGATGGAACTGAATCATTATTTTCGATTCAGACCAAATGGTTATCAATTCATGCCCATGTATCGAAGGAAAAAATGGGATGGATATGTTTACCTTTTCAATATGGATAGTAATCGAATTTATGCTGGTCTCAAATCAGAAATAAGTAGATTTTCTGATGACCGAGAATATGATCTTATAGATAATACAGGAGAGATATTTGAACCAATCTCTAATGACGATTATTTTAAATTTCTTACATCATTTCCTTGTGAATATAAACTAAGAGATTATCAAAGTTTAGCAGTAAGACATTCGATAGACAATAAAAGGTGTGTGTTATTATCACCAACTGCATCGGGAAAATCTCTTATAATCTACTATCTGATACGATACTACTTACCTAAGAAAGCTTTAGTTATTGTTCCAACGCTCTCTCTGGTAAGTCAAATGTATTCTGACTTTGAATCATATGCGAAGATAGACGATTCATTCGATGCAGAACAACTAGTTCATAAGATTTTTGGTGGTCAAGAAAAACAGACAGACAAACCAATCATCATTTCAACATGGCAATCACTTTATGAATTGAATAAAGATTTCTTTAGTGATTTTAGTTTGGTAATAGGAGATGAAGCACATCTTTACAAAGCTCGTTCTCTTACTAAGATATTGAAGAATTTGGAAAATACTCCTTATCGAATTGGAACAACAGGAACACTAGACGGAGTAGAAGTACATAAATTAATATTAGAGGGGTTATTCGGTTCAATAAAGAAAGTAACCACTACAAAAGAACTTATCAAGAACAAGACTATATCATCGATTGATATAAATTGTCTTATTTTAAAATATAATAAAAAGGAACGTGCCATTGTATCAAAAATGAACTATCAAGAAGAGATAGATTTCATAGTGGGTCATCCAGAACGAAACAAGTATATTTGTAATCTTGTAAATGGTCTGAGTGGGAACACATTAGTTTTATTTCAATTGATAGAAAAACATGGTAACATTCTACATTCAATACTAGAAGAGTTAATTGATTCTTCTAGAAAAATCTTTTTTGTTTATGGAGGAACAGATGCGGATTCAAGAGAAAAAGTCAGAGAACTTGTCGAGAAAGAAAAGGATGCTATTATCTGCGCAAGTTATGGTGTATACAGTACCGGCATCAATATTCGGAACATTCATAACATTGTTTTCGCTTCTCCTTCTAAGAGTCGTATTAGAAATTTACAGTCAATAGGTAGAGGATTGAGGAAATCTGATACTAAAGATTCAGCAATACTTTATGATATTTCAGATGATCTAACTCATAATGATAGGAAAAATTATACATTAAACCATTTTTCAGAAAGAATAAAGATTTATAGTTCTGAACAATTTCCTTATAAAATCTATGTAATATCACTCAAGGGGGTAACATGAGTTCTCACAAATATATCAAACTTTCAACAGGAGAAGAAATTCTGGCTGTGTATTTGAAACCAACAGATGGGTTTTTTAATCTGAAGCACCCAGTGCAAATAACTCATGTGTTTGAAAAAGATGAAGAAGGAGTTCGTTTTACGAAATGGATACCTTACACGGATGATGAAATAATTCCTGTATCTACGAAGTATGTGGTAACAATGACTAGTTTATCTAAGAAGATGTCAAAGATATACGATGATATACTAGGAGAACAAGAAAATAATGATATTGATTCATTTGAGGTTACTAGTATGTTAGTCAATTAGTACTGTAGCAGTATCTTCATCTCAAACCCTACAGAGTAATTATACCAGATACGACAGAATTAGTCAAGTCTTTTTTCCAGTAAAATAACACTTGACTTTATTGATATAACTTGTTATAATAATATATTATCAACAATTACTAAAAGGATTTAAATGGCTAGACCACGAACAAAACAACATTATGTAGACAATGAAAAGTTTCTAATAGTCATGGGAGAGTATAGGGAAAAATACCTTAAATCTGTTGATGCTGGTGAAGAACGTAAACCCCAATTGTCAGACTATGCTGGTGAATGTTTTCTAAAAATAGCAGAAAGATTATCTCATAGACCGAACTTCATAAACTATGCTTTCCGTGAAGAAATGGTGAGTGATGGAATTGAAAATTGTGTGATGTACGCAAGTAACTTCAATCCTGAGAAATCCAAAAATCCATTTGCATACTTCACTCAAATAATATATTACGCCTTCCTAAGAAGAATCGAAAAAGAAAAGAAACAACTCTACATAAAATATAAACAAATGGATGCTCATAATTCCATCGAAGATAATTCAGATATGGAGGGCATGACTGCTAGTGAACAGAGTGGTATAGCTGCAGGAGCAACTCTAATGACAGTTGATAAACGGGCAAATATCTATGACTTTATCTATCAGTTTGAGGAAAAGAAAAGAGCGAAGAAGAAACCTAAAGTGGTGTCAAAGAAAAAAGATGAAGCTATTTTAGAACTATCTCCCCTTACTTCCTTTATGAGAGCTTGTGCATGAAAGTAGCGTTGATTACCGATACACATTTCGGTGCTAGAAATGATAGTCTTTTATTTTTAGATTTCTTTCGTAAGTTCTATGAAAATATATTCTTTCCTACTCTGAAAGAGAGAGGTATTACCGATGTGATACATTTGGGTGATGTGGTTGATAGAAGAAAATTTATCAACTTCAAGACACTCAATTCGATGAAAGAGATATTGTTTCATCCTTTAGAAGAAATGGGTGTAAACACTAGAATCATTGTTGGCAACCACGACATCTATTATAAGAACACTCTCAAAGTAAATTCGATGGAAGAACTTACAAGAGGAATGAACAATATTTCGGTTTACTCAGACCCCTGTGAAGTGTCTCTGACAAAAGAACATAAGGTGTTATTTCTGCCATGGATATGTGCTGACAACGAAGACAAATCAAAAGAACTCATCGAAAAGACACGAACTAAAGTAGCATTTGGTCATTTACAAATTGCGGGAATAGAATCCGATAAAGGTTCTTTTATGATAGAAGGTCATCCGATACCAATGTTCAAGGCATTCCAAAGAGTGTTCTCTGGTCACTTTCATCATCGTTCTACCACTGGAAATATCACATATCTCGGTAATCCATATGAAATAACATGGAGTGATTATAACGACAAACGAGGATTTCATATCTATGATACAGAAACACTAGAAACAGAATTTATAGAAAATCCATATTCAATGTTTCATAAGATATATTACAACGATGAGAAAAATGATTACGGTGATCTCTCAAAATACGAAGATACTTATGTAAAAATAATTATTGAAAATAAAAACAATAATTATATGTTTGAAACTTTGATGGATAAACTGATTGATGCTGGAACTAGCAATATTTCAGTGGTGGATAATTTGTTTGATATGGAAGATTTGGGAGATGACATAGAAGGAATAGAAGATGTCGAAGATACAATGAGTGTAATCAAAAATTGTGTAAATGGATTACAAATGGAAAACAAAGAAGACTTGAATAAATTGATGCAAGACCTTTACGGTGAAGCTTTGACAATGGAGACAGTATAATGAGTAACAGGCAAGAAAGAAGAAAACAAGAAAGAATGTCTAAAAAAGAAAGTAATCCTGCTCAAAATAAAATGGAACTGAAAATGAATTTGTTACAGCCTTGGTCAGTTCCTATAATGAGAACAGAGTTACCACCTTATGTTTTAGATGGAATGGTTGAACTTACAGATGATATGATAGCAGATGAAAACTCTGCAAGTCATGGAGACAGTCTTGCCGGTCAAATAAAAACAGAATTGACTATAGATATTGAACGTTTGAAAAAAAATCATTTGGATAAGTTTTTTGATACCATGATTAAACAGTTTGTAATCTATGCAAAATCTCAACAAACACCGTATGATGAAGAAATTAAGAAAGAAACGTGGTTGACTCAAATAGTGGGAATGTGGGTTGTTTCTCAAGAACCAAATGAATATAATCCTCTGCACCACCACACTGAATGTCAAATTTCTGCTGTAATGTATCTAAAAATTCCAAAATTAAAAAAAGAAAGAAAAGTACACAAACGGCATATTGATGGTGCTATTACTTTTGTTGCAAATTCATCATTGGATAAAGATTTTTCACATCCTAATATTACGATTCCGCCTGTTGTCGGTGACCTTTTTATTTTTGGAGCTAACCAACAACATTCGGTCAATCCATATCGTTGTGAAGAGGGGGATACAGAAAGAAGAAGTGTATCTTTTAATGCTATATTTTCATCTGAAAAACTTTTTGAACAACAGAAAAAAGCTTTCGAGGAACAGCAATTAAAAGGACAATCGTGAGTAACAGACAAGAAAGAAGAAGAGCAGAAAGAGATGCTAAAAAAGAAAAAAGATACTTGAATCCGTTACTAGAACAAATGCCATTAAAAATGATACAACCTTGGTCTGTTCCAGTAATGAATACAACATTGCCACCAGAAATTCTACAAAAAATGATTGACATTAGTGACAGTGTAATTGATGATGAAAAATCTTTAAGTCATGGTCATAATCTTGCTGGACAAATAGAAACAGAACTGTTAGTAGACCATGAGATTTTGAAGAATGCTGGAGTATATGATTTTTTTCACGATGTAATTCAACAGTATGTAATTCAACAAAAATGTCAACAGTATCCATTTAATATAAAATCGATTCAATCTGAAAGTTGGTTAGTTAATATGTTATCGATGTGGGTCGTTTCTCAACAACCAAATGAATATAATCCTATTCATGTACATACTCAATGTCAACTTTCTTGTGTGATGTATCTCAAAGTTCCAAAATTTACACCAACCAGAAAAGACCACCGATTCATGGATGATGGCGCTATTACTTTTGTATCAAATGGTAGTATAGATACGGAGTTGTCTCAACCTTCATTAACATTGAGACCTACTGTTGGTGATTTTTTTATTTTTGGAGCAAAACAACAACACTTGGTGTATCCTTATCGTTGTGAAGAAGGTGACACTGAACGTAGGAGTATTTCATTCAATGCTGTATTTCAGTCCCAAACAGATTATAACAAACTTCAAAAGGAAAACAAATCATGACAAATTACTCTCAAGATGAAGATAATAGAATAAGAGACAGACAGGAACGAGCTGATAGAGTGAATGTGTTCGCCAAAGAACGAAATCGGGCACAATCAGTTGAAATTGGCAAGGATGAAACCCCCCAAAGAGTAGTTGATATAGAAATTACAGATGATGATTTCAGAAGAGTTGCTCTCCAAGCACACGAAAGAGATATTACTATCAATAAAATGGTAGGACTCATATTGAAGGATGGTTTACGATCTTCAAAACAAATATTTGAACATCCCCAAACACAATTGTTAAACGAAGGTTAAATGATAATTTTTAAAAAGATTACTTGGAGTAATTTTCTAAGTACAGGAGATGTTCCTACTACTGTCTTTTTCGATAGGTCACCCACAACTCTTATTATCGGAGAAAATGGTTCAGGAAAATCAACAATTTTAGATGCTCTTACTTTTGGGTTATTTGGTAAAGCTTTCCGTAACATCAACAAATCTCAATTAGTGAATACCATCAATGAAAAAAAGTTGATGGTTACAATTGATTTCACTATTGGTAGTAAGAACTTT